TCAAGGGAGACGACACACCCATCGCTCCCGGTGAGTGGCGTGATGCAGACGTAGGCTCAGGCAACATCAGGGACAGCATCCTGCCCCTGCCATACAAAGAGCCATCAATGGTTCTGTCTGGCTTGCTCGACAAGATCGTGGACGAAGGCCGTCGCTTCGCAGCTACTGCGGACATGAAGGTGTCGGACATGAGCGCACAAGCGCCCGTGGGCACTACGCTGGCTTTGCTCGAGCGTCAGTTGAAAGTCATGTCTGCTGTGCAGGCACGCATGCACTACAGCTTCAAACAAGAACTGAACCTGCTGGCCGACATCATCAAGGACTACACAGACCCTGACTACGACTACGACCCAGACAGCGATGCTCCACGCAAAAGCCAAGCGTGAAGACTACGCACACATCGACATCATCCCCGTGAGCGATCCAAATGCCGCGACCATGAGTCAACGCGTTGTGCAGTACCAAGCTGTGATCCAGATGGCGCAGATGGCTCCAGAGATTTACGACTTGCCAAAACTCCACCGTGGGATGCTCGAGGTGTTGGGTATCAAGGATGCCGACAAGCTCGTGCCCCTGCCCGACGACCAGAAGCCTCGTGACCCCGTGGCCGAGAACATGGCTGTACTTAAGAGTGAGCCAGTCAAAGCGTTCTTCTACCAAGACCATCAGGCCCACATTCAGGTTCATATGTCTGCCATGCAAGACCCCGTCGTCATGCAGTTGATGGGTCAGAACCCCAAGGCTCCACAGTTGCAAGCGGCCATGATGGCGCACATTGCTGAGCACGTTGGCTACGCCTACCGTCAACAGATCGAGCAGCAGTTGGGCATGCCCTTGCCTCCCGAAGACGAGAAGCTGCCGCCCGAGATCGAGGTGCAGTTGTCCGGCATGATGGCTCAAGCTGCGCAGCAAGTTCTCCAGCAAAACCAAGCGCAGGTTGCCCAGCAACAAGCTCAACAGCAGTCGCAAGACCCGCTCATTCAGATGCAGCAGCAAGAATTGCAGATCAAGATGCAGGAGCTGGCGCTCAGGAAACAAGAGATCGAGGGCAAGTTGGCCATCGAGGAAAAGCGTGTGCAGATCGACGCGCTGGACAAAACAGGCAAGCTGAAGATGGAGAAGCAACGCATGAACCAGTCAGCGCTTGTGGAGGCGGGTCGTCTGAATAACCAGCGTGCCCAGATGTTCAACAAAACCCAACCCAAGGAAAAACCAAGTAAATGATCCAAGAATTCGCACGCGTATTGCGCGAACAAATACGCACCGACATGAACAACTACGCCGATGACTTGGCTGGCGGAGTGTGTCGCAACTTTGACGAGTATCAAAAACTTTGTGGAGTCATTCAGGGTCTGGCCACCGCAGAGCGTTACTTAATCGACCTTGCAGAGAAAGTGGAGAAAGCCAATGACTGAACTCGTCCTAGAACCGGGGCAATTTGCCCTGCCTGAAGCCATCCAACCAGTGGATGCGCCTGCTGAAAATGCGACCGATGAAGAGAAAGCCACAATGCTTCCAGAACCTACGGGTTGGAAACTTTTGTGTGCAGTGCCTGACATTTCTGAAAAGATTGATGGTACTGAGCTTGATCTTGTCAAAGCAACGTCCACCCTTAGACAAGAGGAACACGCCACAACCGTGTTGTTCGTGTTAAAGGTTGGCCCTGACGCGTACAAAGACCAAACCAAGTTCCCCGCTGGCGCGTGGTGCAAGGCCGGAGACTTTGTGCTCGTGCGTACGTATTCCGGTACGCGATTCAAGATTTTCGGAAAAGAGTTTCGCCTGATTAACGACGATCAGGTTGACGCTGTTGTGCAAGACCCTCGCGGATTGACCCGCGCATAAGGAGTAGGAATGGCTGAACAATACAAGTTCCCCGATGAAGAAACGGAAGTGAACGGCAAAGACGTTGTTGTTACGCAACAAGATGACGACGTTGAGATTGAGGTTGTTGACGATACCCCCGAGCGAGACAGAGGCCGCAGGCCACTGGACAGGGAAGTCGCTGACCCCACCGACGACGAAATCGAAACCTACACCAAGGGTGCACAGGATCGAATCAAGGAGTTGACCCACGCCCGTCATGACGAGCGCCGGGCCAAAGAAGCCTTGGCTCGTGAGAAGCAAGAGCTGGAGCGTCTTGCACAGCAGATGCTGGAGGAGAACAAGCGCCTCAAGCAGTACGTCTCAACAGGAACTGAGCAGTACACCCAGATGGCCAAGACCGCCGCTGACGCGGAGTTGGAGAAAGCCCGCCGGGATTACAAGGCTGCACAGGAAGCGTTTGACACCGACGCCATTCTGGCCGCGCAAGAAGCGTTGCTGGAAGCGAAGATGAAAGTGGAGCAAGCAAAAAATTTCCGCCCACCCACTTTACAAACGCAAGAAACTGAGGTACAACCCCGTCAAACAGAACCCCAAACTGTTCGTCCGGACGAAAAAACCTTGCGCTGGCAAGCCAGAAACCAGTGGTTCGGATCAGATGGGTTTGAAGAAGTTACCAGCTTTGCACTAGGGCTGCATCAAAAACTAGTCAACTCCGGTGTGAATCCAAGCACTGATGAGTATTTCGAGCAGATTGATGCTCGCGTGAAGTCAAAGTTCCCTGAAGTATTCGGTGGAACGGAAGACAGGCCAAGGAACGGCGATGCTCCAAGAAAGCCTGCGGCAGTTGCAGCCCCAGCGACTCGTTCGTCTGGAGCCAAGAAAATTCAGCTCACTACCACGCAAATCGCGTTGGCAAAGAAGTTTGGATTAACCCCGCAGCAATACGCTGCTCAAGTAGCAAAATTGGAGAATTGAAATGGCTGAAAACCGTACCCCTCGTGACAATGTCTCACGCGATAAGCAAGCTCGTGCTGTATACGTACCGCCGACTGCGCTGCCTGATCCGACACCTGAACCCGGATATGTCTACCGTTGGGTAGCCACACATGTCTTGGGACAGGCCGAACCAACCAACGTGTCTCGCAAGATGCGCGATGGCTGGGAGCCAGTGAAGGCAGCAGACCATCCGGAACTGATGATTACTGGATCAGCCGCTACAGGCAACGTCGAAATTGGTGGGTTGATGCTTTGCAAGATGCCCGCTGAAAGAGCCAGAGCCCGTGATGACTACTACGACCAGCAAGCTCAGAACCAGATGGAATCAGTGGATAACCACTTCATGCGAAACAATGATTCGCGCATGCCTCTGTTTGCAGACCGCAAGTCTTCAACCAGTCGCGGTGCGGGTTTTGGTTCAGGTTCTAAGTAAACAAGGAGTCCTTAAATGGCAGCAACCGCTTCTCCCTACGGCTTCAAAGCCGTAAATGAGTTGGGTGGCCTACCTTACGCAGGTAGCACTCGCATCATTCTTGATCGATCCCGCTGGCTACAGCAACAACATTTTCAATGGCAGCATTGTTTTTGTTGGCTCTGATGGCTATTTGCAATTGGTGACTGGCACTGGTGCTGACGGCACTACCAACTCATTCCCCGGCAATGGCACTTTGACTGGTGCTGTTGGCGTGTTCGTGGGTTGCACATACGTCAACGCTCAAGGCCAAGTGATCTACTCTCAATACTATCCAGCCAACACCACTGGTGTTGTGTCTGCATACGTCATTGACGATGATCGCGCTGTGTTCCAAGTGCAAGCCGCTGGTGTTATCTCTCAAACCGAGTTGGGCAACAACGTGTACTTGGCTAACGCCCAGAGCACTTCCACTGGCTCAACCACCACTGGTAACTCCAACATTGCTGTGAACGCAACTGCAATCACTACCACTGCTGCTTTCCGCATCATTGGTTTTGTGAACAGCACAACTTCACAAGTTGGCGATGCGTACACCGATATTTTGGTGAAGTTCAACCCCGGCTACCACAGCTATTCCAACGCCGTTGGTCTGTAAGGAGTAATTCAAAATGGCAATTTCACGCGCACAACTACTTAAAGAGTTGCTCCCCGGCTTGAACGCTTTGTTCGGCATGGAATATGCACGCTACGGCGAAGAGCACAAAGAGATCTACGAAACTGAGAAATCAGAGCGTAGCTTCGAAGAAGAAACCAAGCTGGCTGGCTTCGCTGCCGCACCTGTCAAGAATGAAGGCTCTGCCATCTCCTATGACAATGCGCAAGAAGCGTTCACCGCCCGCTACAACCACGAGACCATCGCCTTGAGGTTTCTCGATTACCGAAGAGGCAATCGAAGACAACTTGTA